CCTAAACCATCCACAATTTTTTGTGTATTGGATAGGCAGACTGCCTAAACGACGCGGAGTTGCAGGTAGAGCAAGACGCGGTTCTGCTCAGGCAGGGGGAGCGCGGCGAAGTTGGCGAGGGTTTGGCTCATAAGGTAAGTAAAGCGGGCCTGCATCTCTGACGGCAGGCCGGAGCGGAAGTCTGAGATTTCGTCGAGAAGGATATCTGTTGTAATGTTGTCCATGGGTTTGCCTCCTTTGCGCCAGTATACAGGGCCAAGAGTGCAAAGAGTGGCGAAACATGGAAATAATAAAAGGGGATTATATTATGAGAAAAGAAATGCGTATTTTCGTCATATCTGCGGCAATGGCGATTGCCCTATCTGGATGTTCAAATGAATATGTAGCAAATACCGGTTCTTCACACATCAGTTCTGGCAGTAATACCGGCGCAACGATACAAGGTTCAAGTTCTTCCGTGGACAAGCCTGCTGAAAGTTCGTCTCCCGCTTCTTCTGTGATTACAAAACCGGAGGAATCAGCATCAAGCAACGCACAAACGGATACAAGCGGCGTAAGCATCGACAAAACGAACTTCCCGGACTACTATTTCAGAAGCTTTGTTTCCGAGAAAGATAAAGACAACGATGGTGTTCTTAGCAAGGAAGAAATAGAGAGCGTTACATTTATAGGTATTGCCGATTCTAAAGCAAAATCGTTGGATGGTATACAATATTTTACAAGTTTAAAGAGCCTTTATTGGGTTTCTGGTGAAATCACGAGCTTTGACGCTTCCGTTTTGCCAAATCTTAAGGAATTAAATGTCAACGAAAACAAACTGACAAGCCTAAACGTATCTCAAAGTACAAAGCTGACGCTTCTTGATTGCAGCGACAACGAGTTAACCATGCTCGATGTATCAAAGAACACAGCGCTTTTGGAGCTTATCTGCGATGGCAACAATTTGACGAGCATAGATGTATCCAAGAACGTGGCTTTGCAAAAATTGACTTGTGGCAAAAACAAAATCACAACGCTTGATTTGTCAAATAACGTAAATCTTAAATTGTTGAGCATTACGAACAATCCGACAATTCAATCTCTGGATATATCAAACAACAGTAAGCTTTCGTATCTTTGGTGCGGAGGTGATGCACTGTCCGAGCTTGACGTTACAAAAAATCCAAATCTTGTATATATATATTGCCAGAACAATAACCTGACTTCTTTGGATTTGAGCAAGAATCCCTGGCTTGATGTTATTTATTGCGAAAACAACAATTTAACAGAGCTGGACGTATCAAATAACACAAATCTGACAATTCTTTCGTGCGACGAGAGCGTAAAGACAAACTGCCCGAACACTGTAAAAAGGCCCAATCTTCCAAATAGAGACTATTCGTCTACAAGGCCGCAATCTTCCGAATAAAAGCCATCCATATCAAGAATAAAAAATCTCCCGCCGCGCTATGGGCACGGCAGGAGAGGTCAGAGTGGGGTCGCTCGCCCTTGTGGGGTCATCGCATACCTACCAATGCGATTATAACCCCTGCTTGATATATCGGCAAGGGGGATTTATGGCAAAACTGAAAAGACGCGCTGACGGTCGGTATCAGCGCAAGCTAACGCTCTCCGACGGCAGCATCAAGTTCGTGTACGGCAAGACGCTGGCAGAGTTAAACGCCGCAGAGGATGAAGTCCGCGCTTTGGATGATAAGGGTATGAACGTCAACGACCATACCCTTGTAGGCGAGTGGGCTAAAATCTGGCTCGATACCTATAAGATAAAGCTCCGTGCGTCCACGGTCAAAATGTACAGGCAGTGCTACAATCTCCATATAATGCCTATCATCGGTTCCATGGAGCTGCGAAACGTGAAACCTGTTCATGTTCGCCGCGTCATGGCTGAAATTGCGGATACCAGCGATAGCTTGCAACACAAGGTACTTCTAACCATGCGCCAGCTCTTCGCGACTGCGCGGCAGAACAACCTCATTGTCGGAGACCCAACCGAGGGGGTCAAAACAACGCCGCACGCGAAGCCGGAGAAGAAGAAAGCCCTCACCCGCGAGGAAGCACAAGAGCTGATGCAGGCGGTCACAGAGCCGCGTGCGCGGGCCTTTTGCGGTCTATGCCTCTACTGCGGTCTGCGCCGCGAGGAAGCACTCGGCCTGCAATGGTCTGACATTGACAGCGACCGCCTCACGGTCAACAGAGCCATGACTTTTCCAAGCAACCAACCCGACCCGGTACAGGAGTTGAAAACCAACGCCGCACACCGTGTTATCCCTATCCCTGCCCCTCTCCGTGAGGTTCTGGAGGCCACGCCCCATGTCAGCAAGTACGTTATCACCGCTATTGACGGCAGCGACATGACGAAATCGGGCTTTCGGAGGCTTTGGGACACGCATATTGCCCACGCAGTGCCTTTTTACGTCCACCCCCATATGCTGCGCCACACATACGCGACAAGCCTTTATCGTGCAGGGGTAGACCTCCGCACGGCGCAAAAGCTTCTGGGGCACAGCTCCATCCACATGACCGCCAACATCTACACGCACCTCGAAGCGGAAGACGCCATGCAGGCCGCAGAACAAATCAACGACTACTGGGCCTGACTACTTTTGACTACCTTTTGACTACCTCGCCCAACAGCACGCACATGACCCTCTTTCGGAACCAAGCGAGGCAACGATTATTATTTTCGTAAAAATAGCGGGTTGCGAAAGCCAAGAATGACTTTTAATCAGAGGGCCAGGGATTCGAGTTCCCTCGAGCGCACCAAGAAAAACCGCTTGCCACCGAAGTCTTTTCGGTCGGCAGGCGGTTTTCTCTTTGCCCCGAACGGGGTTTTGACTACTTTTTGACTACTTTTGCCCGAAAAAGCCATCAAAATCAGCCTCGGATTTTCCGCAAGACTGCCGTGTACTCTTTCGGGTACAGAGCGCGGATTGCGTCCATGTGTTCGTCAAGCACATCAAGAAGCGTCTCGAAATCGGCTTCTCGCGCCGCCCGCGTGAACTCGCTGTCGGGAGCGGACGCATACGAATACGATGGGGGTTGCCTCTGCACGGGCACTTCCTCGCTGTTGAGGTTGTCGCGGGCAATGCAGAGCAGAGCATACTTTTCCACATTGCTCCACGTTGTGCTTCCCCGTTTAAGAGACGTAATGTTGGCCTCGATTTCGTTCTTGTCCACCGGGCACACCTCACAGTCAGCCTTTCCGCATAGCCTCAATCAAGCGGTGGATGCAATCACGGTCGTGCGTGTCCTCCGTTTCGTCGGCAAGGCGTTCCAGCTTCTCGGTGAGGGTATCTCCGCCGGAGCGGCTGTAATGCCCGCGCACATAATGACGGCTGCGGTTGGAATAGCCGCCGCGCCCATACGTCCCGCGCATATCGGCCTGCCACTCACCGTCTGAACGGCTGTAACCTCCATCCTCGCACATCTCGATTTTGTCAATGTTCTTGACCGTATGGGTCAGCTTATCCACGGTGTCGAGGTCTCCCGCGCTCAGTTCGCCCTTATCGGCGATTTCTTCAATCTCGCTGCACAGCATATCGCGCAGCTTTTCAAGTGCTTTCATGCTCATAGTAATGCTCCTTTCACGCCACGCGCTCGACCGTGAGGTTGGCGTTGCTGATGTTGACGGCCTGCGTGCTGGTGTTCTCGACCGCAACGGTCACACAGCAGCCACGCGGCACAGCGATAAACGCGGAAACGTACACATTGCCGTAATCCCCCACTGCTGCGGGGGTGAAAATGGCAGTCGATGCAGTGAGCGGCTCTCCATTGACGGCAAGGGCCACGGAGATAGCTCCAACCGCTCCACCAGTGGGTATCGCAATATTTGCACCAAAGCCCACCTTAAAGAGCGCCCTGCACTGGTTTGTCAGACCGCGCAGCGTCACAATGCCCGCGCCCTCACGATGCACGATGCAGGAGCCACCCGAAACCGCCGTTTCTGTCAAAGGCACGTTCTGGCCCGCTGCGACGTTCTGCACAGCGGCACTTGTATATTCAGCCATATAATCAATCCTTTCAAAAGCAAACGGTGGGACTACTGCCCCACCGTCTTGTTGTAGTATCGGCTGGGCCGACCATTTTGCCGACATCGGCAAAAAGCTGGATATTCGGTTTTAGGCCACAGCGCCGCAGCCGGTGCAGCCGCCGTATACCGTCCCGCCCCACGGATTGCAAGTGGTGTAGCTCGGAACCGGAGACGGACGCAGCGTGTTCACGAGATAGTTGTTCTGCGCCTGCTGGCTTGCCTGCAACTGCAAACCGAAAATCTGCTGATTCTGGGCTTGAATCTGTGCATCCTTGGCCGCAAGCTCCTGAGAGGTCAGCTTGTCGAGGATAGCGCGAGTGCCCGCGTTCTGGGCCTCGATGATGTCCCTCGTGTTGGTCTGGTTGTTGTAGTTCGTCTGGCAGAATCCGGTATTGACGGCGTTTGTAATGCCGTTGGCCTGCGTTGCCATGTTGTAATTAACATCGGCAATCGCTGCCTTGTTATCGCAGCAGCACTGCGCAATCTGGGTTTGCAGCGCGTTCGCATTCTGCATCGCCGTGATGTTGTTCGCGTTCATCTGGGAGACGAGCGCAGCCTGCTGGTTGGCGCGGGAAAGCTCCGCGTTTGCAAAGCCGTTGGACATGTTTTGATTGACGCTCGCAAAGCCGTTAGAAAGGTTCTGGTTGACATTGCCGAAGCCAGTCAGCATCGTGCTGTTCTGCGCATAGAAGCCATCGCAGAGGCCCGTGTTAATAGCGTCCCCTTTGCGCTCCAAGGACTGCGCGGAGCTGTCGATTTGGCGCTGCAAGGTGGCGAAATCGGAGGCAAGCACATAATTGTCCGCTGCGCCCTGCGCTGCGCCATTATTGCCCCAGCCGTTGTTGCCCCAGCCGCAGAAAACGAACAAAAAGAGGATGATAATCCACCAAGCGCCGTCACCGCCGAAGCCCCAGCCGTTCCCGTTGCCGTTCCCGCTCATATTCGCGGGCTGGACTGGCATCATGAGATTAGTATCTGTAGAGAGAGACATAGTAAAGCTCCTTTCGGATTTGTGATTTATAACAAAATTCCGGCCAGAAATTTGTTTACTTTATAAACTGTTGGAGCTGCCGCGCCATACTTTGGAGCTGGTTTAGCTGGCTCTGGCTCATGCGGCCCGACTGCAAGAGCTTTTGCACTTCCTGTTTTGGGTCTCCTTGAAAGGTAGAGCGGAACTGGTTAAACTGCTGCAAAACATTTTGCAGATTGCCAAGCGGCCCCTGCATCTGGTTCCCGCCCAAGGCATTAAACAAGGGATTGCTCATTGTTCACGGCCTCCTTTGCTTGTGCGCCCGCCAGTGCGTCAAATCGAGCCGCCAGCGCGTCAAATTCTTTGCGTGTGACAAACTCCCCGTTGGGCTGCGTGGCCCCGGAAAGTGGCGTTTTTGCCGCCGTGGTGACTTCCTTGTACTCAAACACGCGCAATGGCTGCGGCATACCGCTACCATCGGTCGTTTTGATATAAAACCGCTCCGCTTCGCTGTCCATCAGCAGGACAGAGTTCCCAGCGGCAACAAGGTAGGCGCGGGCCGCGTCCATCCCCTGCGTCCAAATGATGTTGTTTGACGGCGCAGTTGTGGTTGCCTGTTGCGCCTGCATCTGCGGCTGCGCTGCTGCGGGCTGCATCACAGGCTGATAATACGGTTGCGGCTGGTAGCCCGCATAATAGTTTGGATACGCTGCCATTATTCGCCCTCCCGAACAAAGTAGTAAATGGGATGCTCGTCACCGCTATCCCATGTGTCATACCAGTTGCCGTTTTGACCGGACACGACATGTCCGGTGGTAACTACCACATAGAGGCCGCGCGGATACTCCGCGAAAAAGTCCGCGACTGTATAACAAGCCGGACAATCGGCCTGCACCATGCGTCGGGTAAAGCCATGCTTGCGCAGCACCTCGCCCCACACGGCATTGCTTGACGGCAAATCGCCCTGCGCATACCCCTCTGCACACAGCTCCGCATAGGCCCGTGCCCAGCTCACACCGAGGGCCTTTGCCACTGCCCGCACAGCGCAATCGCCCACACGGGTTGCCGCTGTCGGGTTAGGGTTGTATCGCACCCACATAGCACCGCCCCCTCTGATACCATGATAGAGCACGCGGCCCTCTGGCGGGGGTGTATGCGGGCAGCAATGCGATTTTTACGGGCAAATAAAAAAAGCCCCAACCGCCGAGATTTTCCCGGTAGTTGGGGCTTTGAAAGGAATGGTATGGCAACAAAAAAGGCCGTGGCACTTTCCGTTTTGGAAGTAACCACGGCCTTGCTATTTGGTATTCAGTTTAGGTTCAATTTGGGTTTTCAGCCGCCGTCCTACAACAGAGCGGTCAAGATGCACCGCAGCGGCAATATCTGCAAGCGGGAGCTGGTCGATATACCGCAACCGCGCAATCGTGCTGTTTACGCGGCCAAGATTTGCACATCTGATAATTTTTTCAACGTCCTTTGCGGGCAGGCCGTCCAGCGCTGCGGGTATGCACAAGCGCGTCCAGCCGCCCGAAATGGGCGTTTTTATCATTTGTGCTCCTTACTTTGCCGCTTCTTCCAGCTCGTTCTTCATGGCGCTCACAGCGTCCTCAATCATGCTATCCAGCTTTTCACGGGTGATGATACCATCGGGCAGGAGTTCGTAAAACCACGAGATAACTTTCTCTTTACGCTCTGCGCCCGCCTTGGTTCCGGTGATGATGATTTCTGCCAGCTTGACAAGCAGCAGGAGAACGGATGCAATCGTTTGGACATTCATAATGTGTTCCTTTCCGGGCAATGCCCGCTTGTGGGGATTGTTTGGTGCAACGTGGTGCATCATGGTGCATCATAAAATTATTCCTGCGAAATTTGCATTTTTACCGCAAAAATCGCAAGAATAATTCTAAAACCAGTGTTTATTTTTGAATAAGGTACTTTTCCAGCGCTTCTTTTGCCTGCTTGCACTTGTCCACATTGTTATCATCTATCGCGTGGGAGAGAAGTGCAAGCATACCCTCTTGGATAACGCGGTTTCCGTCCTCCAAGCGGTCAAGGCGGGCCTTGTCCTTACCAAACAGCTCACCGTGCCGAATGACAGCCTGCTCCACTGTGATAAGCCGCTTATCGATGTCGGCAAGTTTTTCATTCTGCTGTCCGTCGGGAGAAGCCTTGCGCCATTTGCGGATAACGTCAAGTCCCTTATCAATGGAAACGACTGCGACGAACACGGCCATAATCCACCCCCAGACCTGAGAGAGTGTGACGTTTGCAAAAAAATTCTGCATCGGTATCACCCCTTTACCTTGGGAGTGGTCAGGCCCGCGCGCTTGATAATAGAGGGATAGTCCTTATAAACGTGGTTCATGTCCACATTGCCCTTGATGCCGTCAACCGTGCCCGTTGACGTATATTGCCACATACCGTGCGCAGGGCTATCCGGTCGCTTCGAGCGGTAGGCCGCAAGCCAGAGGTCGTATTTGGCAAGCCTCTCCATGTCCAGCTCTGTTTGCTGATACGACAGGTATGTGTACACCATGGCATACAGGCCCCAGCCCTCGATGGTGGTTGCGGCCAGCTCCACAAGGTCGGTCAGGTATGCGCGGGTCAGCGGTTTCAGCTTGTTTTCCTCCACGTCCACGACACAGGGCAAATCCAGCTCCTTGCCCTCGATAGCCTCCCAGAGCTTTGCCAGCTCTGCCGTTGCCGTGCTGACACTCTGCGCATAGGTGTAGTAGTACACGCCCACGGGCAGGCCGGCCTCCTTTGCAGCCCAGTAGTTGCGCTCAAAGGTGGGGTCAATGTAGATGCCGCCATAGCTTTTGTTGGTGGATACCGCTTTCAGCATCACGCCGCCGATACCAGCGGCCTTGACCTTGGCGAAGTCCACAGTGCCTTGATAACGGGAAACGTCAATATAATCTTGCATGAAATCACCTCATTTTCACATCATTTATAAAACCAGCCGTTTACTTTGCGTGCCCGTCTGTTGTCCGCGATGCACGGTTCACGCTGTCAGCCAGTCCGCATTTCCTCACGGCCAGTTTTAACTTAGGTAGCCGGTCGCACCCCGCAAATCAACAGGGCTTGCTTTTCGGTGATTTTGCCTGCGTCGGCATATGCCCAAACCTGCGCGGCAGTAATGCGTCCCATCTTGTACATATTACGGATAAAGAGATACATACCCTTACACCTCCATTAGCATTGTTTCAATAGCAGAAATGCGCTCCTCTAACGTAGGGGTCTGCTCTGCGCCCGTCCACGCTGCTGCGTATTCCCACCAATTGTCAAACTCGTTTGCCACGCTGTCAGCGGTAACATCTGTGCGGTCTGCTTCCAGTTGACAGTAGGCAGTTGTGCAGTCGTATGTAGTGCCGCCCGTTTCGCCGTCCGGTGCGTCAGAGGTCTTTTTGGTAATTTCCTTGCGCAGCCAGAGGCATTTTGTGCCGTTAGGCATGGTTTCAAGCGTTACTGCCTGCGGGGAGTGGTCGAGATTTTCTGATGTAATCATTTATAGCCCTCGCTTTCTTTTGGTCTGCGGCTTTGATTGCTGATTTAGCAGCCGCAAAGAGCTTCTGCGTGTTCAGCAATTCTTTTATGCCGCGCGATTTTGTGTTTTTGAGCCAACCATTATAGCTAACAAGGCGATATGCACGCCATAGCGGGATAATACCGTGCTCTGCTACATTGGCCGCTGCTCTAAGGTATTGCCGTCGCACGCGCTTAAAGATACGAGCGCGAATAGTGGTATAAGTACGATGTATCTTATACCCTGCCATATCAAGACACGGGCAACCTTTCGCCGCGCCTTTGAGGGGTCTGCGCTGCCGTTCCTCGCGTGCTGTCAGGAAATGGATTTGTTCCCAGTCAGGTTTGATAATCAGCCCAAACTTGTTCTTTATCCATTTTGTGATTTGCCTTGTCGCTGATAGCAGGTCGGCCAGTCTCGTACCGAGAAAAACCATATCGTCCATATAGGTAGCAGCGCGTGTTACCAGCTTGCGCGTCTCCCCACGTCTTGCTTTAACGTAGCACAGCACTTGTGCCAGCGTGTAGCTTGCAACGAGATTAAACAACCAGCTTTCGAGGTAGCCGCCAATCAGCAAGCCGCCGTCTGTTGACATATCCAGCAAACAGGATATAACCGCCAGCAGCCACGCTGCACCGGGGATTTCTCGCCGCAGGATTTTCATAACAACAGCCTTTTTCGTGGACGGGTAGGCTTTATATACGTCTACCTTTACGCCGTGCCGGATACCGAGGCTTGTTTTCCGCAGCCAATGCTCCACTTGCTTTTTCAGCGCAACTTGCCCTCTGCCGGGGATTGATGCAAATTGATAAGGGAGCAATTTCGCTTTTAAGAGAGGCCGCAAGCCCAGAACGGCCAAATGGCCGAAACATTGGTGCATCGGGCAACAGTCAGACAACATTCGTTTTTTCATGCTTATGCCGTCAACGCGCGGGAATACGCGCACGGGGTCAAGGTCTAAATCCTCTGCCTCGCCTGTCAATAAATCCTCAACGCGCTGCTCCATTTCGTAGGCAATGCCATCTGTGATTTCCAGCCTTGCGCTCCAATCTTGGTTTTGGGCGGACTTCTGTAACTCTGCACGGGTAACACCTCCGTATTTAGTGGCTAAGACAAGATACTCTTTCCTAAACCACTTATCATCAAATGCTTCAAGAGCGGCCCGTGCACATAATTCATGTGTAAGAGGTTCGTATCGCTTGGTGTGCATGGACTACCTAAAAGCCTCCTAAAAATACTTGCTGATGCACAAGGGCTTTCGGTTGCCGTTCCAAGCCTTAAATCAGACAGAGCGGATTTCTACTACTAACCCCCAGCCGAGCCTAAAGCGTCGGCGCTGCCGTCACCGTTTTGCCGTATCAACTCGCACAAAACAGCTACAATGCAGTATCGGTATTAACATGATTTTAGCGGTCAAAGCCGCTGACGTAATATGACGCTTATACCTCTTGTGAGGCGAATAATGCTCATCAGTATGCCGGGGAACGCCGAGAAAGTACGAGGTGCCGGGGGCATTGTGGCCATTGCAGCAGCCAACGCCGCAATGACCGCCATCAGACAAGAGGCCAAAGCGCCACGGGGAGCGCAGCCCAGGGCCGCTCGCGGAATAGAAAGCGTCCAATCGCCGCCATATTACCCCAATAAAGAATTTTTATAAAAACGCTTTAATATCTAAAGGGGAGGTATCCCCTCTCCGCTTACGCGGATTCACCCCTCTTTTTACCCGCTCCGGCAAGCCGGGGAACGCCGTGAAAGTACGAGGTGCCGGGGGCAAGGGGGCCAGAGCAGCAGCCAACGCCGCAAGGGCCGCCATGAGACAAGAGGCCAAAGCGCCACGGGGAGCGCAGCCCAGGGCCGCTCGAGGAATAGAAAGCGTCTCTTTGATAAGTAGCAGAACTGCCGCCCCACTCGATAGGTAAGACAGCCTCTTTTACCAATGCTCCCAAACGTTTAATGTAATGCCAAGTATGCGTTAGAGCGTCCGGCAGAACGATTTCGCCGTTTGCTACATAATTAGACGTGATAGACGTGGCCTGATTTACGCTATCCCGACAGGAATAAATTGCATAGTGGTACTTCTCATCGGTAACGCTAACATTCCACAACGGGTCGAGCTGTTCTGTAAACGAGCCAATTTCCATCTCAATGCCCGCCACGCGGTATGGGTATTTACCGTTTGTCAGCGACGTTATGGAGCCGTCACAGTGACGTTGCAAAGCTTCCGTTGTGCCGGACGGCCAAGGCATAGTAGACACGAGCATTGTTGTGGTGGTAGTTATGGTGCTATCAAGGTCAAGAGTGAGCGCTGTGTACTCTGTGCTGTCAACTGTAACAACCTCTTTAGATATAACCTTTGCCCATTGGGTAATATCATGGTTATAGCTTTGATTTCGGTCTGTATTCGTGTTGCTGCCTTTTTCGCCAAGGCAAACGCCAGAGCCAACAAGGATATTAGCCGCTTGTGCCGCCGTCAGCAGTACGCGCTTAACGTCGCTTTCTGCCGCCGCCAAAGTATACTGACAATTGTAACTATTACAGCCCTCTGCCTTGCCGGAGTTTGAGAGTGTCCAGTGCCGCAGCCGCCATTGGCTGATAATATATTGTGCGTCGCAGTCGGTGTACTCACCCTCATAAGCAGAAGTAATGCGCACCATGGGCAGGGCCGCGCTTGCGCTTACCCAAGGCATAGGGGGCAGGCCAGCGCCGGAGGTGATGCCGCCAGCAGACGTTTTGCCACCATAGAACGCGGCGTGCCATGTCAACCAGCGACGCGCCCCGGTCGGGTCTATGCCCTCTGCCAGCGGTTTATACTTGCCGCCCTCGCTCATGCGATAGCTCTCATAGTAGTAGCTGCTATCCTCCCACTCAGCCATGCAGTAGGCCACTGCAAAGCAGTAGACAGGTGCGGTTGCGCCGGAAAGGTCAAAATCAGCCTCGCCCTCGACTGCCAGCACGTTCATTGTTCCATCAGAGAGGCTCAAAGCATTTGCGCGGACATACCATGTAAACGGGTCGTTCTCAGCCCAATCCTCCACGGTATCGCTTGCATCTGTCACAAGCGGCGCAGCCTCGCGCCCATCGGCCAAATCGTCAAGAGGTGTACCGTTATAATCGCTCGAAACAGAGGGCAAATAGTAGCGCAGCGTATAGGTCTTATCCTTTGCATAAGTGGCAAGCATCTTCGCAAAACGCACAAGACGGTCATACTTTGTGACATTATCGCCAGCAGACAGCGGCCACCAAGAGTAAAATACGGTGGTGGTATTAGTGCCGTCCAGCAGGGATTGAAACGTAGCGTCCACAAAATCAGCGCCCGCGTTGCCGGATGCAATAGCGGCAAGCAGGTTGTTTTGCTTTTCCATCAATTCGCGGTAGGTTTCATCAAGAATAATCGGTTTTGTGATTTCGGTTGCCATAAGTTACCTCCTATTTGGTTTGATATACGATACACAGCTTGCCATCGACTACTGCAAGGCCCGGATTCGCCCAAAAGACCGCCTGACCCGCTGCCGTCTGAGCCGCTGTTGCGCTGTTTGCCGCGCTCGTTGCGCTGCTGCTTGCGCTGCTGGCGCTAATAGCGGCATTGCGCTCGCTTGCCGCCGCAAGGGTCGCTTTGCCTGCCGCTGTGTTTGCTGCGGTCTGCGCATTGCTTGCGGCTGTTTGCGCAGCGCTCTTGCTCGCCTCCGCACCGGTTGCGCTCGTCTGAGCCGCCGTTTCGGACGCAGCCGCAGCAGCCGCGCTTGCTGCCGCTTGGTCTGCAAACTCGCCAATGCCGTAGATATAGGATTCGTCCTTGATATCGTCATTCTGCATTGGGTTCTCGTGGCAGCACACCTTAAAAAGCGGCGTTTGCACAATCTTGCCCGCAGAATCAAGGATTTCAAAGCAGCCCGTACAAATACCCGCGTTTGTGCCGCACTGCTCGCTCATGGGGTAGCTGATAACGTTTCCGCTAAAGGTAGCAGCCTCATTTACCACGGTGCCGGAGGGCTTTTTATACCTCACTTTTACCGTGCTCCCGCTCGGTATGGTGTACGCAACGCCGCCATCGTAGAGCGTTGCGCGGATAACCGGCAGCAGCTTGCTGTACTGGGTCACGTCAATCACCGGCGGTGCGTGCGAAATGTTAAAATCAAGGTCTATATCTTTGTAAACTTCACCAGCCATAAATAACCTCCTTATCATACATCCACATCGGTGATGAGGCCATATTTTACATGAAGCGTGCCAGTGTCATAGCTGCCATCGTCATAAACATGCGAGGCATATTCGATATCCTGCGTGATGCCTTTATCGTTCCAATTGGATATCGCGAAACCTTCATACGCCTGGACGTATGTCTCGGCATTGATATTTGAACCAGACTCTATTGTCAAACCGGAAGTTATTGACCCCTGAACTTCCAAATTGCCTGTCGTATACACTGTATAGTCCGAGGATGAAATGCTAAGTCCACCAACATTTATTGTGCCGCTCGAAATGTTTGAACCGACTATGTCTATGGCATTAAGTGTGCCTGAAGTAATGCTGTTAGCACTTAAGTTTTTAACATTTATTTGTGAAGCGTCCAGCGTGCCCGTCGTGATATAATCCGCATTTATTTTACCATCCGCTGTTATTGCCGTGCCAAAAGGCCCGTTGTAGCCAGTGGACGAATATCCAAGCCCTTCCTTATTCCAGCGCCAGACGTGCCCCTCATTCTCTTTTATAGTGGGAGTATCCATAATCAAAATTTCGTCAGGCGCGTTATCACCGTCGCTGTCGTGCAGTACAACATAGCCACCCAGATTGCCGGTTATCTGTTTTGTAGCGGACTCAATTTGCGTTTGCAACGAGCTTTTAACCGAGTTTATGGTGTTGTTGAGTTCAATCTCAACAGCTTCGGCTTTGGTATCGTCTGTGTACTTGGACGCAAGCACCCAGTCAGAAGCAGAGTATGCGCCCGTTTTGGCTTTTGCGACTTGACAGCGCAGGATGTCTCCATCGCTCCCCTGCACCCACAAATCGCCTTGGTCGTAGGGTGGTGTAGGCGTGGAGAAAAAGACGCGCCGCTTATTGTCGGCAGTATCTTGTGCGGTTGCAGCATCAGCAAGCGCTTGCGTTACATCCTTGTCTGTGATTTTGGCCCACGAGTAGGTAGTGCCGGATTTTAAGAAGCGGTATGCATAGCCGGTAGACGTATCATAAAAGACATCGCCAAGATGATTGTCTTTGGTTGCATCGTCCGTCCAGTCGGATGCGGGGACATTGCTTGTAGTAGGCGCGTAAGCATAAAACCAGTTGGTGGTATTTCCATCAATCTGCGTTTGTAGGTTGTCGATATCCTTGTTGAGCGCAGTAACGGCATTGGCAAGATTTTTTGCCGCCGTGTTTGCCGCGTCTTGCGCTGCGTTGAGCGCCTCTTGCGCGGTAGTGTCATCGGTATACTTGGACGCAAGCACCCAGTCAGAAGCAGAGTATGCGCCGCCCGTCGCCTTGGCCGTCTGGCAGCGCAAAATATCGCCATTTTCGCCTTGTACCCATAGGTCTCCTTTGTCATAAGGCGGGATTGGCGTCGAGTAGAACACGCGCCGCTTATTGTCGGCGGTGTCCTGCGCTGCTGCTGCGTCCGCGAGGGCCTTTGTCACGTCGGTATCCACAATCCGCGTCCACTGATAAGTACCGTCGGAAAGCATAAACCGATAGGCGTAACCGGTGTTTGTGTTATAAAACAAATCGCCCAAATGCACGTTCTTGTCATTGTCACTTGTCCAGCCGGACGCAGGCAGATTGTCAAGAGCGGGTACATAGGCATAAAACCATGTAGCTATGTTGCCGTCCACTTGGCTTTGCAAATTTTCAATGTCGCTATTAAGCTCTGTAACAGCTTTTGCGAGGTTTTCAGCTGATGTGTTTGCAGCTTTTTGCGCTTCCTTTTTGGCCTGCGCGGCAGCTTCTATAACCTTTTTAAGCGTTTCCATTTGCTCTAAGCGCTGTGATGTAACATAGTCTTTTTGCGCATTGCCAAGCACAAGATTGTCGTACTTGTCCGTGAGCACATTAAACGTGGTCTCAACCACCTGCGCAAGAGCCACAACATTCATCTGAGAGAACGAAACGGACACTGTATCACATAAATAGCAGCTTTCAAGCAGCACGAGGTCTTTGTACTCCATGCTCTGCGAAAGCTGTGCGAAATTTATATCAATGCTCACATCCGGCACGCCTATCTCGTTATCCTCAAGATATTGCTGCGCCACGGCCAAAAGCTGCGCTTTGGTGGGGATTTCTCCGTAAGCAAGCTCTGTATCCTTTGTGGGTGTTTCGCCCTCGTCCAGCTCTGTGAAATAGCTTGTCAGGTCAACCGGCAAATAGTGCTCGAAACTGAACGTGCCCTCCGCTTTGAGAATGCATCCGTCAAGCTCGACGTAATTATCATTGCTTTGGTCGTAGTAGTATGGATAAATGCCGGTGTAAACCTCTGCGCAGTTTGCCTCTTGTTTAAAATCCGTCATGTTTTTGCCGTAGCGGATAACAAGGCCGCGATTTGCGCCTCGCGCGGTTCGGTATTTGACCGTGTAATTATCCCACTCCAAATCACCGACTCCAACTTTTTCCACAAGAGCGCCAATTACCGCGCGGCAGGATACCGGGGTAGTATTTTCGTAGTCAAAAGTCGCTCCTACATCCGTCCAAAATGTAAACGGGTTGTCCCGCCAATAGAAAGCGTGGCTTGCAATTCGTACTCGCCGTTACGTTTTTCGGTCACAGTGCAGGTCATGGGGTCAAGCCTGCCTATGCCGTTTGTGTCAAAAGTGGTATCTGTGGATGAAAATAAGATAGGTTTCATAATGTCCACCACCTCGGTATAATACTCACTGATGTAATGCCCCCTGACCACCCTACAACATTGTTGCCGGGACTCAAAACGGGGTAATCCAGCGCAGTAACGATGCTGTTCAGATTCAGCGCGCTTTTGTAGGCAGTTTCAAGCTCACAGTCAAGCGTTGCATAACTGTTAAAATCCGCTTCAAAGCCCATTGCAGCGCCCGCAACAGTCAAGATAGACGCGCCGCTGCCATAAACGGTTATCAGCGGTTTGGCGTCAAATTTTGTCGGGTTGCGTATCGTGGTGCCGCTTGTGGTAATCGTTATGGCTCTTTCGCCCGTTTTGAGGTATCTCTGCGGTTTGCAGTCCAGCACAACGGTAAACGGCGCAGCGTGCCCCAGACGGATATCATTGTCCGGGGAGTTGGCAACAAAAACCATGCGGTAAATATCCGGCTCATACTCTGTTTCAAGCCGCAAATAGTCCACATTTCCGTTAAAAAACTCAGCGGCTTTTACAAGGGCCTCGCCCGCATGGTCTTTTTGCAGCACAAAGCAGCGTGCAGTGCCCGTGCAATTTGTATAGCTGCCATCCCAAAACTTCACATCGCCATTTTTTCCCGGAACATGCTGCGTGGTAACATTGGGTTCGGGGGATGTGAATTTGATAGGCTCTTGCAGATAAACGCCATAGTCCGCGCTGCACTTCCCGTCCAGCCAAAACTTGTATTTAGGCAAACACCGCCACCTCCCTGTTTGAAAGCGCTTGCAGCTGGCGGCTTACCACCTTCGCAAGGCTTTCCTCGCTTGAATACTGTGCGCCGTTTATCGTAATGTTTATCTCGGTGCCTGTAGTCTTTTTGCTTTCGCTTTTGCTCTCGCTCTTGCTCTTTATGCTGTTGCTCAAAAGCTGCGAGGCGGTTGTCTCGACATCGTCGAGCTTTACGTTCTCAATAGTTATGCCAGCCGGACGAGTATCGGAATAGTTGTGCGTGCCTGTTGTCTTGCTTGTGCTCGCAGTATACGCTGCTTGCTGCGCGGCCTCCTGCGCTGCCGCTTCCTGTGCCGCCGCCTCTTGTGCCGCCAGCTCTTCCTCATACTTCTGCTGATTGGTTTTTACGCCAAACAGTTTTGCAATCCAGCCTATGGGTGTATAATTAAGAAATACATCCGCGGCCTTTTGCCCGAAAGTCAGGTTGGGGTTTGTTACGGAGCTAACGGTCTGGCCCAAAGTGGAGGATTTCCATGCGTTTTTGATTTTTTCCGCAAAGGTTTCGCCCTCTGCCGATGCCACTTTAAAGGCCGATATCAGGCCCGTAGCGGCCAGAACAAGGCCAACAGGGCCAAGCGCGCTTGCCGCCGAAGTCGCTGCGGATGCCAAGCTGCTAAAAATTCCGGTCGAACCAGAGCCGCCAATTAGACTAAGCAGTCCCGTAACGCCACCCGTTGTAACCGACGTTGTTGCTGCCGTGGTGGTCGCTGTGGTAGTCGTTGAGCCAAGCAGCACCTTGAGCACCGAGCTAAGGCTGGAACCGCTGCTTTTGACCGTTTTAATCACTGTGGAAAGCTTTTGCAGTGAAGACGTTAGCGTTTGGATGTTTTCGCTGAAACTTACAACGGTATCGATGCCGTCACCTAAACCGGACACGAAATCGCCCAGTTCAGAAACGCCGCTCAATCCAAATGCTTCACCCAGCTTGCTTATGGCACTGCCAATGCCGCCAAGGGAGCCGGAAAGGTCGCTGACGCTATCCTTTAGCTCCTCAGTGGCCTTTTTTGCCTCGTCCGTTTCATCCTTGTAATCTTCGAGTGCTTCTTTGGCGCTGTCGAGTTCGCTCTCAGCCTTTTCCAGTTCACTGACGTACTCTTGCGTAATCTCGCTGTCGTAGCCAGTGGCCTGCGCAGATTCAAGGAATAGCTGCTTTAGCTTGTCAACCTTGGTTTGCGCCGTGGTGACTTCGTTCTCATAATACGCAAGCTTTGTTGCCGCAAGCTCGCTTTCATCGCCAGTAAAGGTGTAAGCATCGCCAAGGGCTTTAAGACTTGCAGCGGCCTGTTCTGCCGCCGTGCCGCCCGCAAGTTCCTGCTCGTAATCTTCAATGGCCTGCTTGGCAGAATCGACCTCTTTCTCCGCGCTCTCCAGCTGTTGAAGCGTGTACTGGGCCATATCCTTGTCACCGGAGGCAAGGTAGCCCTGCAACGCGCCCGTATACTGCTGTACCTTTGTTTGCGCGTCCTCATAGGTGCTCTGCAATACGGCAAGGCGCTGCTCATGCGCCTGTTCCTCGGTGCCCTCGTACACATAAGCATCGCCCAAAGCCTTGACAGCTTCGGCAAGCTTCTCCGCGTCGGTTTTCTCTTTGGTTTTGGTGGAGGACGATTTTTTAGTGCTGCTACCGGAGCTATTAGAGCCGCTGCCTCCCCCGCTACTGATATAAGTTGATGTGGTGCTTTGGCCAAGCTTTGAAATGGCAGAATTTGAGCTGCGCAATGAGGTGGATGCAGGCGTATAGGTAAGGCTTGTTCCGGTTTTGCTTATTTCGGTCTGCGTTTGAAGCTTTTTTGCGTTTGTCTTCGCAGCTTCATTTGCTTCTATTGTTTTAAGGCGCTCTGCCGCTTGGGTGTTTCCATTTTTGGCCTGCGCCTGCAACCATGTTTTATTGTTACGGACATCATCATCATTTGTTCCTGTAACAGCGCTGCTGACCACATTTCGGATAGTTTTGCCAACGCCTGCGCCTACACTTGTTGGGGAAAAGGACGTCAACGGGGAACTTGTGTAGGCTGCATTGAGCGTGTTGTACGCCGAAATAATTTTATTTATCCATGTGATTGCCGTTTCCGCGCCGGATACAATAGAATTAAAAATACCTTGGAGGCTATTAGACCAAGCGTCCCAGTCGGTATTCTCATAAAGGTTGGTTACCGCTGTGTTCAAATCCTCAACAGCAGGCTTTGCGCTCTCGTTGATGCCCTCGGTAATTTTGCCGAGAAGTTGCTCCCAGTTATCTTTAAGGGTATCTACTTTACCGTTGAAAGTTTCGCTCTGGGCCTCCATGGCTCCATAGAACTTGCCACCCTCTTGCGCCGCCTTAATCATAGCGTTTGCAAGGTTTTCATACGTTGCATCAGCGGTTTTTACTTGTTCGACGTCCTTTTCCAGATAATCGGCAAGCAGGCCGTAAATATCAATGCCCGCATACGCAAATTGTTTAATGTCTGCGGCTGTGGCCGCGCCCGCGTTCTTTATCTGCTGCAAATTCTGCGCCATGCGCTGCAGCTCGTCGTTGCTGCCGCCAACAGCCGAAACAGCATCGCCCAAGGCGTTTATAACTTTGCGGGCATCCTCCGCGCTTTCGCCCGTGGCAATCAAATAGCGGTTTGCAGCAATAAGTCCGTCAGTATCAAATGGGGTTTTCGCGGCATCCTCCTGTATCGCCTTGATTGCCGCGTCCGCTTCTTCTGCGCTGCCTAATAGAGTGGTGAGCGCGATTTGATACTGCTCGATTTTGGCGTTGTACTCGACTCCGCTTTGCACAAAGCTCACGCCAACTTCAACAGCCTTGCTTGCGAGTTTGCTAAGCGCGTTCGATACGAGGTTAGCAACCGTGATGGATTTCGTCAGCTTGCTGCTAAAGCCGTTAACGGAGCTGCCCACGCTGTTCCCGCTCTCGTTCATTTTATCAAGCGCTGTGGCGCAGTCCTTGAACTCTTTCGCCGCGTCAGAAGCTTCTTTTTGGGCCTTTTGCAACTTTGCAGCCAGCTCTTGGCTCTCTTTGGATGCCGCCCCAGTTTTGACGGTGGACGCATTAAGAGCGCTGGAAAGCTCCTGTACTTTCCGCGCCGCCGCCGCGTTTTTCTCTCCAAGAGCCTGCAGCTGACTCCCAAGCGTCTGGCTTTGCTGCTTGGCCTGCGCAACCGCTTTTTCATATGAGGCAGTATCCAGTGTCAGCGAGGCCGAGAGTGTAAATAAATCCATGTACTTCTCACCACCTTTTTGCATAAAATAAAAGCGCCGAGTGTTAATCGGCGCTTTCTGCGGTTTCGGGGTTGTTGAGCGCGAATAGCCGGTTTAAAACGTCTGCCGCTATCTCATCGCCCGTGCGCTTTTCTTTTGGTTTCGGGCTTATCAGTTCGCTGTAGCTTATATTCAGCACCTTGCCGCCCTGCAAGCACGAATTGGCGGTATTCTCTACTACCGTTTTCAATGCTTGCGTTATATACTCTTTGTAAAGAATTTCTTCGTGTTGGCGTTTAATAATCGCCCGCACTGCATACAAAAGAGCTTTGCCGTCCAAAGGCTGCGGGCACTCGCAAATGGCAAGCGTTATCCTCTCCGCACCAGCCCAACGAGCGGTTTGAAAAAATCCCAGAATGCATCGTCCTCTACAACGTCTTTGATTTGCGCAAAGGTTTCAAGGATGTTCTGCGACTCGATTTTCTTGGCCGTTGTACGCTGCAAGGCCGCAAGCACCTCGCATACATCGTTGTAATGCTTTTCCAGCAACAACGTGATGATTTTGCTTGTGATTTCAGTGCCGTTGCGGATTATCTCAGCGTTTGTAGATGTGGCCGTGTCAAGCTTCCCTTTTTCAAGGATGCTCACAAGTTCCTCATCCGTGGCAAAGGCTGAAATATGTGTAGCGCAAACGCACATCACGCTTGCAGCGTCTTTCGTGGTCAGTTCAGAGATTTTCATAACGTTTTCCTCCTGTTATCTTTCTATCAAGCTGCCGTTCCGGTCATAACGAAGACCTCAAAGGGAACGGTGTCCTGCTCCTCGATGCTGTAATGAGC